TGCAAGAACCTCTTCTTTGGCCGTGATTATATCACGGAAACTATGCAATCCACAATACACGGTACAAGATGAGGCCGCGCTTGGTCTTGCCATCAGGATCGCGCGAGAAATTGCAACTATCGAGTTCTGTGGTGATGTGCGTGACGCCTGCAATCGAAAGAGGCTGGCGGCGCATTCGGCCATCGACAGCATCGACCACCGTCTTCAGATCGAGCATGGATGCGGCACGGTCCCACACGTCAATCTGAACGATGGCCGATCCGCCAAGATCATCCTTGCTGTCGAAAGGATTGATCGTATCAGCCCCAATGGTGATGAACGGGAAGGCAGATTCCAATTCACTGTCAGCCGCTTGAGGGACATCGGTGAAGATCGCCACGAGCGGGCTGTAGTAGGTGCTGAGAAGGCTTGTCACGGCGCTATCGTTAAGCCGGTTGTAGACTGCCGTCTGAAGATCATCAGATTTCATTTCGTTGTCTTCTCCGCGCGTGCCTTGGCCTTGGCGATTGCAATGTTAACCAATTCTAGCATCCGTGGGATTGCTCGTTCAACAGCAGGTATCCATGCAGGACGTTTGCCCATCTTGAATGTGCCGAACTCAAGGTGATAGGCGTATGGCAATCGGCTTCCGATTGCGCGTCCATATTTTCCTCGGTTTTCAATGTAGGTTGATGTCAGCAAAGCGCCTCCATCGGTGGCCGGGGCTTCGCCTTCTTTTGACGCCTGATGCTTGATGTCTCTGTTTTTTCCCTTGTAATAAATCCGACCTGTTTTCGGCGGGTTCTCAATAGCATTTCTAACGTCTCTCAAAGCGTTTTGTGCGGTTGCTTTGACAATCAGCTCTAAAGAGTTGCCAAGGTCTTTCCCATAGGCTTGCAAGGCCGCGTTGACCTCTTTCAGCCCCTTGATCTCGACCTTGACATCCGTCACGCCGCGACCCCGCCATCAACGTCGATCTGAAGCCACTTGTTGGCGAACTCCATGTTATCGAGGAACCGGATGTTGTGGATCTTGTTCCTGATCTGCACGCGGTCGGAATCCAGCAACGCGGAAGTGTAGCGCACGACAAGACGCAACCGAACGGTTGCCTCGGTGCGGTCATGGGCAAATCGCTCCGAGCCGCCAACCGGCACCACATAGGCGCGGGTCGGTGCTCCGGAAACGGTGGCCCAGGATTCCGTCTGGCCTCCTGCTCCGTCGCTGGTCAAGGTGCGGCGCTGGAACGTCACCGGCTCTTTCAGCTTGCCGGAATTCATGTCGCAACATTTCATCATCGGGTGGTAAACTCTATAATGTCCATGTTGACGGAGACATCGACGGTGCTGGCCGATACGTTAGCAAGGAAGCCGAAGTCGCACAGAGGCGGGAAATAAAGCGGCGGATCGAAGACAACATCAATAAGGCCGGAACTCTGAGGATACTCGGTCACGAGCAGCATCGAGGTATATGGTGCCGCCGCTTCACGAACATTTTCGCGCTTATAAAGAACGATGTTCGCCTTCTTGTCGGCATCGCTTGAGATGGTCACGTTGCGGAGTGCCGCACTCCGGTCACGCGGCGTTGTGTAAGCCGCCATCTCAGTCTTGCCACGGCCTAGTGCGCCATCCGCAATGGTTGCCCAATCCTCGCCGCCTGTAGACCTCTCAATCACAATTGTAGAGGCATGTGATCCGGCGGATTGGGTCGCATAGGTTCCAGACTTGGACACATATGCATCGGTCAAACGCATGAAAGCCTGAGTGGTCGCTGCGCTTGCCGATGCACCAGCCGTAGCAAGTGTTTCGCTTATCAGCTCCCCAGCAGGATTGAGACCGATCAGCGTGACCTCTCTTCCGCCGGAACCGTTGGCCGTGTCGTTTGCATTGCCACCAGCCTTGATGCGGAGAAGAACTGAATCTGGCCATTTCGGCGTGCGATAGAAGCCGGAGCGTGTGACAGGCGTGAAGTTAGAACCGATGGCAATATTCCGCCCGAACTTGTTGAACGACCGACAACCCGAAGCCAGTCCGCGCGCAATGTCGAGACTGCTTGGATAGGTCATATCCGCGCCACCTTGTATTGAGCGATGATGCCAGCCGCTCCCGATGCGTCATAGGCGTCCTTCGGATCGCAGTCATCGCCACGATGGCTATAGAGGAAGGCCGCAAGCTGCTTGACGGCACGCTTCATCGGAGACGGGACTGCGGCTGCGTTGGCGTAGCCAGCCACATAGATGATCTGGATGGCGTCATTGGCACGAAGAGCAACCGGCCAAGTCTGGCCGCGCTTGAGTGTCAACCTTCCAGGAGTTTGATATGTGTCAACGTCGAAGACGTTGGCAACCGTGACTGCCGTTGCATTGCTGCCTTCATCGTAGACAGTGACCGATGTGATTGATTGAAGAGGCCATCGCGGGATAACAAGGCTTTGAATGGTGCTGGTGCGCGCCAGTTCGGTGATAGACATCTCACGCACGCCATCCCACCATGCTTCGCCACCAGCGGGCCAGCGATCAAGCGAGAGCCGCCATGACTGCGTGATGAACGCAAGGCCGGTCATGTTCTCGATCTCGGTCCTGGCATCCGTGATGAGCGTATTAGCCTCTGCGTCAGGAAGTTCCGTCGAGTCAGTGCGAAGATGCGTGCGGAGTTCCGCAGCCGTCACCGGCTCGGATGCAGGGGCTGACGTAAGAACCGAACCCCGGAACTGATAAAGCGGAACGGCGGCGCGAAGGCTCATGGATTAACCTTTCCTGGCTTTCTTCTTTGGCGTCTCGATCTTGGTTTCCAGATCAGAGATTGACTGAATTTCAATTGCTACGCCATCGGCTATTGCCATTTCTGCAATAGGGCTTTCGATGGTTGTTCCGGCTTTAAACTTTAAGATCGTATGCCCTTCTGGGGCGCACGCATAATCATGGAGAAGAGTTGCTTTCATTTTATATATCCATTGGAGGGTTCATGATGGACAGACCCAAGCGGCCCATTGCCACAAATGGTTCCTGTTCCGTAACATCAGCGGTTGAAAAAAGGGTGTCTACATCCTCCTGCGTGCAAACAACGCCCTGCGCCGTAGCCGCCGTGTAAACTGCCACTGGATCGCCGGGTTCGCTGCTAACCAGCGCCCAGTTGCCATCTTCATCAAGCGCCCAGACCTGTAGCGGCACAAGATACCCGTACTCAGGCGGCACATAGCCCGTGCTGATGTAGTGCGATGCGGGGTCTAGGCCAGATGCGGAGAGCGGTGTCGTCCACATACCTTCGCCGCCGGGGCCAAAAGATGTGGCAATCTGGCGGGCCAATTGAACGCTGGCGGCAGGGACGATAAGGGTGCGGAAGATGTCAGGCATATGCGTAAGTCTTTCCGTTGACCCATGTCTCGGTGTTGGTGATCGTGGTCGCGTCAAGGTTTGCGCCGAAGCGGACAACTAAACTATAAATTTTTCCGTTGAGGTATCCGGTAGCAGCAGCTTGTCTTCCTATGTATAGTACCTGCGAACCAAAACTTGTCACCCCACTATCCGTAGCAGAGCCCGTTGCCTTGACCGTTCCATTTTCTCTTACTGAAATCTCACCCGTCCCTGTTGCGGCGGCATCGTACAGAGTTGAAAAAACAACTGTATACGGCACAACTTTAGTAACGCGCGGTGTTTGGTTAACTCCCGACCCATGTAGAGCGGCGCGGTAGGAATCCGTCGAACCATCTCCAGTAAGAATACTCAGCAAGGCATCTGTCGCAGTAGTAGTAGTATCGCCAAACTGCCATACTGCACTATTGTTTGACCTTGGTGTCTCTACCCTGACCCCGGCAAACATCTGTGCTTTAACTCCAGCACCGGGATTAATAGATGCTGTAGTAAGGAAGTCATCTGTGCCGTCAAAGCGGAGGTATAACGGGAAGCCCGTAGTGTCGTAATCCGTGCTGGTTACTACAGCTTGATAGGCGGGGAGGCCTACGCCAGTATTGGTGACGCGAAGGTCTGCAAAGGTTACTGACCCAACTACAGTCAGTGTTAATGTGCCAGCAGTACATACCAGCGAGTTTGACCCAGCGGTATATACGCCTATGTTGGTTCCAGATGCCGTGACTGTACCCGCCCCACTGAACGAAAGGGTGTAGGTAGCGGCAAGTGTAGTAACATTCTGTGTGGATAACGTAGCCGTATCCAGAAGCTGGTTCACCCTAGCACTCAGCACGGGGCGGGAGGCGGATGTGGCTTGGAAGGCGTGGTTTCCTGCTATCTCGCGGACGGAGATGTTGTCGGCTTGTATCCAGTCGCCAGAAACGCCGTCCCGCAGCAGAATAGTGACATAGGTCGTGGTCCCTGCGGCGACAAAATAACCCGTGCGCGTTGTCTGCGAGAACTCGGATGCAGAACTATCGAACTGCCGAAACAAGTTTGTTCCGCCAATCGTCGTCCCGATGCGAAAATCGGTGTATTGGGTGCTTCCCGCGCTGCGGCCTTTGTACTCCCACGATATGCGGTATGTTTTGCCAGCCACCGTGGTCAGAGATGTGTAGTTGTTCTGGTTGACAGACGCGCCACGGGTAATGCGAAGATTGCCTGCGTTGGCCGTCAGCGTCATTGACGTTCCAGCGGTCCATCCCGTGGTGTCAACGTCAAACGTCCCATTCGTGACCAACTCACTCCCGACCGCCAGCTTTTTGGACTTGTCCAGCAGAAGCCCCACAGGCTGCTCTACCGCCGTAACAGGCGTGGTCCCCGCGCTGTCTTGGAACATCGTGGTGAAATCAGACGGATTGTACCAAGCGCCCTGCTCGCCTGCTGAGAACAATGCACCAGGAGAAAAACTGCGTCCATAAAGAACAGTAGATGAGAGAAGGCCAAGACTTAGGTTTATTATGGTGTCACTTCCGACAAGAGGGCTTGCAATATTGTCGCCATTCGCCAATCGAAGTCTAATTATTTCCGCGCCAAAGTCTGTCATTTAATCAGTAACCTGACGGACAACGATGATTCCGAATGTGTCTGTTCTAACCGTGTCACCGCTGACAATTTTAAGATCACAAATCAGTGGTCGTTCTTCATCAGTAAGAGGCCACGCGGAAGTATCACTAGCGGAAATTAAAATTTCCCCAGTCGCCGCCCCAGATGTATCAATCGTCAACGTAGCAACCGCCGAAAAGTCCCATGTTTTGACCTGAGAAGTCACGCTGTCTCCGGTCAAATCAACGACTCCATCCGCATCCGAGACAATGATTTTCCTGGTGAACGTATCACTTCGCTTATGATTCGTTGTCTGGATGCGGCTTGCCATCAATACCATCCAATGACGGTTGCTGTGGTTGCTGCGCGAACTTGAACGGCGCGGATTGGAAGAATTTGTCCCTTTACAACCGTGTATGTCACATCAACGCCGCCAATATCACGAACAACAAGATTGCTGTCTGCGTTGACATAAAGAGCGCGAGGACGAACCGCAAGATCAGAGTCTCCTAACGTGATGGAGAAGTGCCGATATGCGGGACTCTCAAGCCCCATTGTGTGATTGGAATACGGATCAGACATTTTTTATCTCCGGCTGGAGTGAGCAAGGTAGGGGCGGCTCACTAGAACCGCCCCGTTATTGTTACGTAGCAGCCACGTTGCTGCCGACGAACGTGGTGGCAGCGCGATGCGGCACATTGAGGATGCCGTAGACCTTGACGGTCGCATCGGTGCCGGTGGTGCCAACGCCGTTCATGCGAACATAACGCTTGGAACCCTTGTAGCCAATGCCGCCGATGATCTTGTTGTCATCGGTGTCGACGGTGACAGACAGAGCAATCGTGCCGTTGACAGAATCAGCCGCAACGATGGCCGCAGCGTCACCAGCAACGGTCGTGTCGGAGTGCTGAACCGTGAAAGTGAAGCCAGCGGTAGCGCCAGCGTCAGTCACGGTGTCGGTGGCAAGCATGAGCGTCACGGCGTCGAAGCCACGAGTATCAACCCAAGAAGTCGCTCCCGGCGTGGTGCCAGAGAGAGTCACGGTGCCAAGCAGAACAACCTGCTTGTTGGAAAGCATATCACGCATCTCAAGAATCCTTCTTATCGGCGTGGTTGCGGAGCGGCGTTATTGCCGCCCCGCGTTATTGCATTACGAGGTGAACTCGATCAGCTTGATGGCTTCGAAGTTCACGACATCGCCGCCGACGCGCTTGGTGGTGTAGAACTCCACGTAGGGCTTGGCAGAGTAGGGATCGCGCAGAGTGCGGATGCCGAGGCGGTCCACGATCTGATAGGCTTCGCGCATATCGCCAACGGCGATGGAGAGCGAGTCCGTGGCCGGATCGGGCATGTCCTCGAACGAAGCCACCGGATAGCCGAGCAGCGATGCGGGCTGACCGGCAGCGATGCCGGGAGACCACAGATAAGCGCCGTCCGAGTCCTTGAGCTTGCGCGTCAGCTTGAGCGTGGCGCGGTTCATGAACCAGGTTGCGTTGGCGCGGTACTGCTGCTTGAGGCCATAGAGCGCGTTGATGAGAACATCGCCACCGT